ATAACAAAGGAACAAACCAAGTATTGAATGACTTGTATTTCGACGGTGTTAAAATATTTTTAGCTAACGGACTTGCTTCAAACACTGCTTTACTTTCTCAAACTTCTAACTTGTACTTTGCGACTGGTTTAATGAATGATATGAACGAAGTTAAAGTTATTGATATGGGTGACATCGACGGATCTCAAAACGTACGAGTAGTTATGCGATTTACTGCTGACGCTAAGTATGGTTTTGCTTCTGACGTTGTAACTTACGGAATCGTTAACTCGGCTAACTAATATAAACTAACTTAAAACGAGGGGAGGTAAAATGCCTTCCCTTTTTTGTTTAACATTAAAAATATAATAAAATGAGCTGTGATATAGCAAACGGAAGATTAGAAGCCTGTAAAGATGCGATTTCAGGACTTTTAAACATTTACTTCATTAACTATGGAGATTTAGCAACAGAAAACATTACTTACGGCACTTCGGGTAATTCTGATGTAATTGAAGCATGGGTTCCTGATTCTCAATTGTCTTTGTACAAATATGAGTTAAAAGGTGCTAACGGATTTGAGCAAACTATCCAAACTTCAAGAGATAACGGAACTACATTTTTTGAGCAAGTATTGACTGCACAATTGAAAAAGCAAGATATCGCTACACACAAGAATGTAAAAATGTTAGCTTACGGACGCCCAAGAATCGTAGTTGAAACTCGCGACCACCAATATTTCTTGGCTGGACTTGAGCAAGGATGCGACGTAACTGCTGGTACTGTTTCTTCGGGAACTGCAATGGGAGATTTCAACGGATATAACTTGACATTTACTGCAATGGAAAGAATCCCAGCAAACTTCTTGGATTGTACTACTGAAAGCGAATTAGCTGCTATCTTTAACGATACTGCTAATGATGCTATAATTGTTACCAATTAATCCATATATATCTTGCAGAAAGACCCTACCATTACGGTGGGGTTTTTTTGTTTTTGGACAATTTAATAATTTATACAATCAATATATTTTTTCCATCTATCTTCTTTTGTTTTATAAAATCTGCCCTTGCACAAGTTTTGCCAATTTGTAACAATTTGTAAATTTTCAATTTTATTATTTAATTTATTTCCATCTATATGGTCAACAACTAATTTATGATTTTGCTGAACATGATTTAAATAAGTTATTGCCATTAATTGATGAACCCTAAATTCTTTATGTATTGACACAACATAATAACCATAATAATTAATTCTTTGATTTAAAATTTTATGATTAATTTTTCTATTTATATAATAATTACACCAAACATCTATTTTTATTATTTCTGTATTTTTATTTATTAAATATAAATTCTCTTTATTTTCTTTAATTGGTATTATTTTATAACCTTGTTTAATTAATTCATCTGTATATTTTATTTTTTCAATTTGATATTTTTCTTTTAATTCTTTTATTTTTTTTATACGATATTCTTCACCATATTTTAATATGTGTTTTTTATGTTTTAAGTAATTTTTATGGGTACGTATACTAATACAAATTTTACAAGCTGGTTTTAATTTGTCTTTTCTTGATTTATCAGAATGAAATTCATTTATGTTTTTTTCAATTTTACAACAACCGCATTTTTTTGTATTCATAATATATTTTTTATTTAGGAACAAATATATAAAAAACCATTTTAAGCACAAAATCTTACTTAGTAAGTTATAGATATATGATTGTACTAACAACAGATACTGAAGCACAAATATTTGTATTTATTCCGCGCAGTTCGACTTTTGATACGGTTGAAATAACGGACGATCAAACCAATGAAACGGTATCTTTAGAAGAATGGGAATTTACAGAGGGAGATTATTATTCAATTTTACAAGCTGAATTTGCTTTAGTTGAAAATCATTTTTACAATTTAGAAATAAAAAACAGAACTGATATAATTTACAGAGATAGGATATTTTGTACAGACCAAAGTATAGTAAGTTTTTCAGTTAACAACGGACAGTATGTTTCAAATACTACTGGCAACACATTTATAGTTTATGAGTAATATACACGTTTTAAATTTAAGTGCTTATACAACGCCTACGATTCAAGAATCCAAAAGAGATGCTTGGGTTGAATTTGGTGAAGACAATAATTACTTCCAATATCTAATCGACAGATACACGAATTCTACGACAAATAACGCTATTATAAACAATATTAGTAGATTAGTATATGGACGTGGTTTGAGTGCGTTAGATGCGTCTAAAAAGCCAAATGAGTACGCCCAAATGATGACTTTGTTCAATAAGGATTGTATTCGTAAAATGGTTATGGATAGAAAAATGTTAGGGCAGTTCGCTATTCAAGTACATTATTCAAAAAACCACAAGACTATTTTAAAGGCTTATCATATACCTGTTAATTTATTAAGAGCTGAAAAGTGCAATAAAGAGGGTGAAATAGAAGGTTATTATTATTCTGATAATTGGTTAGACGTTAAGAAATACGCACCTAAAAGAATTCCAGCGTTTGGATATTCAAATGAGCAAATCGAGATTTTATTTGTAAAGCCGTATGCTGTTGGAATGAAGTATTACGCTTATCCTGATTATCAAGGTGCTATTCCGTACGCTTTACTTGAAGAAGAAGTAGCTGATTATTTAATCAACGAGGTTCAAAACGGATTCTCGGGCACTAAGGTTGTAAACTTTAATAACGGTGTTCCAAGTGAAGAGCAACAAGAAATTATTTCAAATAAAGTTTTAAGCAAATTAACAGGCTCACGAGGTCAAAAAGTAATTGTAGCATTTAATTTAAACCAAGAAAGTAAAACTACTGTTGACGATATTCCTTTAAATGATGCACCTGACCATTACACGTACTTATCTGAAGAATGTTTACGTAAGATAATGTTAGGACACAACGTAACTTCACCTTTGTTATTTGGTATTGCTTCAAGTAACGGATTCTCAAGTAACGCAGACGAGCTACAAAACTCAAGCATTCTATTTGATAACATGGTTATTAAGCCATTACAAGAAGAATTATTAGATGCGTTTGATACTATTTTAGCTTACAATGGAATTTCTTTAAAGTTATTCTTTAAAACCCTTCAACCTTTAGAATTTACAGACTTAGAAAACGCACAAACACAGGAACAAGTAGCAGAAGAAACAGGAACGGAGTTAAGTTCACAAACTGATGCGTTAGCACAGGCATTAATTGACTTAGGCGAAGATGTTGATCCTGAATGGATATTAATAGACGAACACGAAGTAGATTACGATACAGACGATTTAGATAACGAAATACTAAGCAAAGAGCCTAAACAAAGTTTATTATCTAAGGTTGTAAATTTAGTTAGCACAGGCGACCCACGACCTAACTTAAGAAGCGGTCAGGATGCGGTAATTGACGGTGTTAAGTTTTTAACTCGTTATGTTTACGCTGGTGATACTGGAGGTAAGTCAGGAAAAGGCAGACCATTTTGTAAAGCAATGATGGGAGCAAACAAAGTTTATCGCAAAGAGGATATTTTAAAAATGGACGGGCAACCTGTTAATCCTGGTTTTGGAATTGATGGAGCTTCGACGTATTCTGTATGGTTGTATAAAGGTGGTCCTAACTGTTACCACCGTTGGAACAAACAAGTTTATGCAACATTTGAAGGTAAAGCTATTGATGTGAATGAGGCTAAACAGATTGCTGGACGTAAAGCTGAAAAATTAGGTTACATAATTAAAAATCCAACTTTGGTAAGTCAAAGACCTTTTGATATGCCAAATAGAGGATATTACAAAAAATAAGATGGCAGAAGTATTATTAATTACGAGAGATGACGTTGTAAAGTTTACTGCTATGAATGGCAATGTAGATACGGATAACTTTATTCAATGGATTAAAGTAGCTCAAGATATTCACATTCAAAACTTTTTAGGAACTCGTCTTTTAGATAAGATTAAGACGGATATTGAAAACGACGATTTAACAGGTGATTATTTATCGCTTACAACGACGTATATAAAGCCTATGCTGATACATTGGGCTATGGTTGAATACTTACCCTTTGCGGCTTATACAATCGCTAATAAAGGCGTTTATAAGCATAATTCAGAGAATGCTACAAACGTAGAAAAAAACGAAATCGATTTCTTAATTGAAAAAGAAAGAAGCATAGCACAACATTATACAGAAAGATTCATAGATTACATGAGTTTTAACATGAATTTATTTCCTGAGTACAATCTTAATTCAAACGGAGATATGTACCCTGATACTAATAATAATTATTTTGGTTGGTTTATATGAAAAAACGGTACAATCCAAAGGAAGAAAACATAAAGAAGTTACAAATATATTTAAGTAAAATAAATGGCGGACGTAAAGATAAGTCAACTAACAGCGAAAGCGGCTACGTTAGAAAGAACAGATAGAATTCCAATAGCTGATTATAACGGTTCTACGTACAATTCTAAGTACGTAACAGGAGCAGAGATAGTACAAATAGCTGGTGTAAAATATAGTGCTTCACACACGCTTACTTTAGACGATTCGTATTATATGGTTGAGATTGACAGTTCAACTGCTCAAACGGTAACTATTCCAGCTAATGCAACTACAGCAATTCCTATTGGAACGGTAATTTATGTTTGTCAGTTAGGCACAGGTCAAGTAACTATTTCGGGTGCTGCTGGTGTAACTTTAAGAAGTTCGAATGCTGAATATAAGACAAATGGACAATATTCAGTTATAACATTAAGAAAACGCCTTACAAACGAATGGGTAATGTTTGGTGATAAAACTACGTAATTATGGCAAATAGTAACGGATGGGGTGATGGAGCAGCAAACAACGCAATAGGTTGGGGACAAGGAGCAAATAACGCTATTGGCTGGGGAGACATTCATGCTGATAGTTGGGCGGGTTTAACGGATATTTCAGGAGCTCCAACATTTACAGGATTACTTGACACTTATACAAGTGCATCAGCTGCTTATTCACTTAGAAGATTAAGCACGTCTTACACGGGTTCTTTAATTCGTGTTCGTAGAAGTTCAGATAATACTGAATTAAATATAGGTTACGATTCAAATAATGTTTTAGACGAAACTGCTTTAACTACTTTTGTTGGTGCTGGTAGTGGGTTTATAACTACATGGTACGACCAAAGTGGAAACGCAAATAATGCTGTTCAAACAACCGCTGCTAATCAACCAAGAATAGTAAATTCAGGAACTATTGATAAAGTAAACAATAAACCCTGTGCTGTTTTAGACGGAACAAATGATTCCTTTAACTTGACAAGTACAATAAATGTTTCTGCATCAAACTATCAATCGTTTGTGGGTAAAAGAACTGTTTTTGGGAATAGATTATATGCTTTAAGTGGTAGCTTTGGACAACAATATTTATTAGCTTTATTGACTGATAATAAATATTATTTACAATCTAAATCAACTCATTACAGGTTAAGTAATTCTACTGATACAACAACTGCTCAATTATTATTAACTGGTTTAAATGCGGCTGGAACAACATCAATTTATAAAAATGGTAGTTCCATTGCTTCTACTGAATTAACAATTTCAATTACAAATCAAATAGGTTCGATTGGAAATTATTTGGGTGGTAGTGGTTTTTTACCAACTTGTAGTTTACAGGAAATTGTTTTTTATAATTTAGATCAAAGTACAAATAGAACAGGAATTGAAACAAATATTAATACTTTTTATTCAATATACTAATGGAGGTAATAGGATATAAATACACGAATGAACAAGACGTTATTGATGCAAGAGAAACTTGTGATGCTTATTATGGAATTCCAGTTTCACCTGATGATGTAACACAAAATTGGGTTGACTATCAAACAGCAAATTTAGATACGCCATTATTTTGGTATATTACATTTGATGAAAGTTTACGAGTAGTTTTAGGAGAGCCTCAAACATTTGAAGTAACAACCCCACCACCTTTTGAAAATTAATTAAACTATGATACCTTTAACAAATCAAATTTTAGAAGTAGTAAAAAAACACGGAGCAATCGGTGTACTTGCATTATGGTTAGGATATACACACTTTGAGGTGCAAGATTTAAAAGTCCGTCTTTATAACTGTTTAGAAAAAGAATCAGTTACAAAAGACCAACAGCAACCAATTGCACCAATAAAAGACACAGCCGTTATAAGCTACGAGTCTAAAAAAAGAAAGCAAGAAGTATTACATTACGACGCACCTTAAAACTAAGTTATGAGCAACGTTAAAAGCTACACAGACAATCAATTATTAGCACGAGTAAAATCCATGCCTAACTACAAAAGTGTTCCAAGTGGTTTATGGTTATTATTTGTTCGTTCTAATGAAGATGGTAACGATCAGTTTGACGATAAGTGTTACGTTTGGATAGGAGAGAAATTTCAGTTCGTAACTTCATGCACTACAAACAAAGGCAATAAAGGAACTGCCGTAATGGAGGCTGACCTTTGGAATTACGATGCTTATTCATACGGGCTTCATAGAGGCAAAATGGAGGCACTTAGACAACGTAAAGGTGTTCCATATAGACGCGACTTCACAAACGACGGTAAAACGAATCCTACAACAGAAATAAAAACGGATATTATTTACATGAATATTCATGG